GCCCACTGTCAGATACGGAATGGTGCACATCCGGAGAGGGTGCGGCGATCTATGCGATTGCCGGGGAACTGTGGCGAGCGGTGAAGGAAGCACGGGAAAATCCATGTGAAGAGAACGGATGCACCGATATTGAGAACTGCGATGAGATCTGCCAGCACTCACGGATCTATTCGCCGATCCAGATGCAGCAAGCAATAGCACAGGCCACGGCAGCGGAGAGATGCCAGTTGCTGGACGAATTGATCTCAAATCCCGATTGTTTTATTGGATTGACTAACAGAGAGGCGGTTTCTATTGCAATGTTAGAATCCCTCCGTCTCGCACAGCCAGAGCCAAAGGAGCGTGAGCCACTGTGAGGGCGCTGTGATGAAAGTGTATCATGTAACAAGCCCCAAAAAGTTATCAAAATATCAGAAAGCGGGGAAAATTAAGGGGCCGGTTGTGAGGGCGTGGGCTGACATCTACGAGGCGGTGCGCTTCTCCTGCTCAACCGGGAGACCAATTATCCTCAGGCTAAAGTTTCCTGACGACGCAAAAAGATTGCCGGGGCATCAAGGAAACGCGGTATATATTGAAGGTGATTACATCCTGCCCGAAAACTTGATGCACGATAAGGGGTGCCAATGAAACGCTGCGGTAACTGTCAGCGCCACCAATTCATATGGAAATGTTGGCCTCCGTTCTTCTGGTGTGGTAAAGTAGGGAAGATTAGATGGATCGAGCGGGTATACGTTGCGGTGTTCGGGTGCCCGTGGTGGTGGAAGCGATGACCGGGAGATAGAATCATTTAATACATATTAACACATATTATAACATATGACAAAACGCTGTGAATTCCTTAAATCGGGAATGTCTCAATCAGGTGATTCTTCGGTAAGATGCACCGGTGAACTTAATCAATGCCCAAAGAAACGTCTTAAATGTATTGTTGGGCAATCGTGTTGGCAGGTCAGGGTATAATATGCTCCCAAAAGATCCCATTAAGGCGAAAGAATATAAAGAAAGATTAAGTGCCATAGGAAAAGGGCATCCCGTATCAAAAGAAACGCGCGAAAAAATAAGTAAGGGCAACAAAGGTAAATTGTGTTCAGAAGAACATCGGAAAAAAATAAGTGATGCCAATAAAGGAAAGGTTGTTACTGAAGAGACACGTAAGAAATTAAGCAAAGCAAATAAAGGTAGGCCCCTAACATATGAGACGAGAATAAAACTTAGTGAGGCGAAAAAAGGGAGACGTCTATCGAAAGAAACAAAAATGAAATTATCTCAATATTGCGGACCTCTTGCGCATACCTGGAAAGGGGGAATATCTTTTGAGCCGTATTGTATAAAATTTAACGACGAATTTAAAGAGCGCGTCCGGGCATTTTTTGGTTATCAGTGTGTTGAGTGTGGAGAGGGTCAATCTAAAAAGAAACTCGATATTCACCACGTAACTTATAATAAAAAGGTGTGTTGTGATACATCCACTCCTTTGTTTGTCCCTCTTTGCCATTCATGTCATGGTAAAACTCAAAAAAATCGTCTATTCTGGGAGTATTGGTTTACTGAAATGATCAGCCACCTTTATGGTGGGAAGTGTTATTTCACGAAAGAGGAGATGAAAGTTTATGGGAAAATATGATCCAAAAAGATATTGTTGTGTGTGCGGAACGCTCCTCCCTGATATTAGCGGGAAAGAGCTTATTGCTCTTGGTGCTGCAACTCTTCAAGGTTCCGGGCAGATCCTATTCCATTGCAACGCTGGCCGGCACACTCATGACGAGATCCAGCAGGCTATCAATGCCGTGCCACGATTTGAGCGGGCGAGCAAGTACCGGAAGGGGATTTTATGAGGGTAAAACTTATCGACGTTGACCTAAAATACCGTGAAAAGAAGCGGCGCGGGAAACGATTTCCGAACCTCGCTCTTATGAAACTCTCTGCGTACCATAAGGCCCGGGGAGATCTCGTTGGGTTTGATATCGCAGATCCTGAGATCACCCATATCTCATGTGTTTTCACGCGCAACCGGCTTTCCGCAATATGGGAGGTTTTGAACATAGAGGGTGCCCGGGATTTTGGCGGGTCTGGGATTTGGATCAACCCAAAATTACCGGACGAAATTGAACGCCTTAAACCCGATTACTCTCTCTACGATTTCTGCGAGAGTTCTTATGGATTTACGATGCGTGGATGTTTCCGTGGATGTCCTTTTTGTATAGTTCCGGAAAAAGAGGGGAAATTAAGAAGAGTGCAACACATCAGCGAGTTTCACGATTTTAAATTCAAGTCATGCATACTTCTCGATAACAACATCCTTGCAGACCGTGATTGGTTTTTTGAAAATACAAATTGGGCAATCGACCACAAAGTTAAGATCGATATCACTCAGGGTATGGATATTCGACTTCTAACCGATGAGATCGCGGAACAACTTCACCGGATCAAGTTCGTGCAGCAACAAATGCGATTTGCCTGGGACCGGGTGGAGATGGAACCCATCGTAAAAGCAGGAATTGAGATGCTGAAGGACCACGGAATTAACACGAAACGAAACGTTCAATTCTTCGTGCTATCGGGTTATGGCGACGTTCCATTCTGCAAAGATGTTTATCGATGCAACAAGCTCAAAGAGTTCGGGGCATTGCCATACGTTATGCCATATGAGGGAGGGACGCCGATGATCCGTGCGCTTGCTAGGTGGGCAAACCGCGTGATCCCGTTCCGGTGCTCGCCATTTTATCAGTATGATAGAATGCCAAAGCCACCCTGCATTTAACACCTTTTCCGTTGATGGAACTATTCTCCGACGTTAACCTTTTTCCATCACCGTATAACCATCTATAATTATCCACAACACTCCCCCGGTGTACCGGTCGATGGAACTTTATTTTTTATCACACCGCTGAAAAACTAGAATCTGATTAACAACTATTATATACTTTCAAAATACATATGGTACACAAGGCATTTTTTAAATTGATTTTTTAGAGACATTTTTTGGTGGATACCTTTTTTCTTTAGTTCCATAGGAAGTAAAGGGGGGTGTGGGTTTCTATTACGATCAAATAAAAACATTAATAAGGTAATACGTGTTACGTAATACTAACGGAGTTGTATTCTGTGATTAAGAAAAATACGGTTAAAAACACTGTAAAAAACAAAGTGAAGAATTCAGAACAAATGCCGGCGACAAAGATTACGATAGATGCAAGGACCGCACTTCCATTTATTGACGCTTTGCTATCGTGCAACAAAGAACATTATCTCAACATTGAAAAAAACAGAATTCATGTAAGGTCTGTTGACACTGGCAACGTATTTATGATCCTTGCCGAATGCGAGTGCATAACCGAAATCCCGGAGCATGCGCCAAAACGGGCCGCTCTTGATTTTAATCTAATCAAAAAGATTCTGATCCATTCGAAGGATTGCCGGATAACAATTAGTATTGATGGAGAAAAAGCATCCATTGATTACGGAAGGTTCTCTGCAAAAATTCCGCTTGTCGACCCGGCATTTATGGGAAAAGAACCCAATTCTCCTATAATTAATCTCGATACGAGATTTGACATTCCCGGGAAATATCTATACGATGTTTGCCGTATGGTCAGTAAAGAAGGCAAAATAAGAATTTCAGCAGAAAATGGCATTGCATTTGCAACTGCTGAAGACGGAGATCTCACCATACGCGAAGTCGTTGGAACATGCAATAAGAGCTCGAATGCTATGTCGTTATTCTCAAACGATTATTTAACAGACATTGCGAAATGCGTCAAGACCTCTCAAATAAATATTGATGTCGCCATTGATCACCCCGTCAAAATATCATCAGAACAAAACGGATGCAAATTTGTATTCCTGTTGGCCCCGAGAATCGAGGCAGATTGAAAATGACCGCAAAAAAAGTACATACATGGAAATCGGGCCCGGAAGATGATCGAGTATTAAAGGCACTCAAAAAAGCAAAGGTTGAACGTAACGAGTCTGACCGTGTGCGTGCCGGTTTGCGTGCCCTTGCTCGTGAAAAAGGGGTGACCGTTTCCGATGGCGTTTGATAAGGACACCTATTGCTCCTTCTGCTATATGCCCGGGGCAAAGCACGAAGGCGGGACCGAGATCAACGGGAAAACCCTCTCAGGTGTGTTCTGCAACAAAGCGTGTTTTGATAAATGGCTTCGCTGGAAAACGGCGCTATTATCCGGAACTGAGCGTCCTACATGCAGCAAGCAAGAGGACCGGCAGCTGGCCGAATTGCGTGAAGAGGACAAACCCGGGTGCTTCGGAGCGATCGGAAAAACCGGTAAGCGCAAAGATCCAGAGTGTCCATGTGCATGGAAAGATAGATGCAAACAAAGTCAGGAGGATTATTAATGTCTGTCCCATCATCCCCGGGAGATACAATCCGGGATATACTGGAAGAAAAAGGGATCTCCAAGGACCGTCTCGCGTACATGCTTAACGCGTCAAAACATCAAATAGAGATGCTTCTTGATGGTCGATACGATATTGACAACGACATGGCGTCCCGTCTTGCGGATAAATTGGGATCCACGGTAGCATTCTGGGAGAACCGAGAAAAACAATATAGGGAAGCCCTAGTAAATAACCCTCAATATTGCACCGAGTTTTGTTCAGATTGCCGGCTCATATCCCTTATGAATGGGAACGATGTGTACATCTGCCTAATGGATAACGTTGAGGTCATCCCGTCGGAAATTGATCTCACTCCTGGACACGGGCAAACGGCACCCTATGCTAATACTATATGTCAATACAAGTCCCAAAAAGAGAACCATGACTGGCAGCCGGAAGCGCCTATGGATGGTGCATGATGCACAAATTCATAAACGTCAACGTAAAGAACAAATCGATCCTGCCATACCTGAACACAACAGTGGAGTTCACAAAATCGTTCGGTGAGATTCAGGGGCTTCTCATGAAGTTCGGATGTGCCGATCTCATTACCCGTCAGACCCCCTCAAAAGTACCGGGAACCACGTTGAACTGCACGCTCTATACCATTGGTTTCGTTCAAAAAGGCAACCATTTCCTGATAGAGTTCCCGGTGTTTATCGTACCGTTTGGTCGAGATCATCACAAAGAAGTCAGGATGAATGTCAGTGGCCGGATTATGCTCAACAAAATCAAAGCTCTCCTTGTTGATGTTGAGATGGAATTCCTGTCATTCGAACAAGCAATGATGCCGTTCCAGCTTATTGCTGGTCGTGATGGCCAACCTGTCACCATCCAAGATTTTGTTGATGGTAATAGGGCGGAAATTGCAAGCGGAAAAAGCGTATTTTTGCTTGGTGGGGGCGATAATTGATGCCAGAAGAAATCAAACCGTGTCCCTCATTGCCGAACGACAACGGCTTCTGCGGAGGTGCCGCGTCAGGCTGTTTGGCCCAGCAATGTGGTATTGACGAGGACATCACACCATATGCCGAACTGTGCCGGAAGATGCAGGAGAAAAGGCATAGAGGCGGGGAATGAACAGTTACATCTGCACCCGGAACCGGATCCTTCGCCCAAAAGTCAACTCGGTTCTAAATACGGTGGAATTCGGAAAGCGTGTAAAAATATACGTAATTGCCTCACAATTCAGCACAGGTCGATTAGCTGTAAATCCAAAAACAATATCCAGTATGCTGAAGGAGAGATCGGACTATAGGCCGCTTGGGAAAGGGGTCTGGGAGAGGATCCGCGTATGAGTGCAAAAGGCCAGATAAAAGATGGCGTCGATGAAATGATCCTCTTAGCTCTCACTCACGAATTGCAATCAACGACGGTTATCAAACGGAAATGCGGGCGCGCAGTGGGAACGACAGTTGAAAACCATCTACACCGGTTGAGTGTCAAGGGAAATATCGTCAGGGAAAAAGTACCGGCACCCACAACTCCCAACGGCTATAAATTTTTATGGAGGTTACACGATGCGAGTCAATCCCAAACATGATTCGACATGCAGCACAAAGATCGGAATGTATCGGGCCGGTCAGTGCACGGACGGGCCTAAACCCTGCGTATTTCTGGGAGAATGCGATCAGCATTACGACGAAAAGACCGGTGAGTGGGACTACCCGCAGCTGATCCGGCCGAGTACCGGGAAATTGGCGACCGGGAAACATTTCAAAAGAACCGCAAAAGAGCAAGGCTGGGTAAACAGGACGATGAAACCATGACCGGAAAATGCGCTTGCCCTCAATTATTGCGGGTAAAAACCAGAAGGCAAATCATTTCAGGGTACCGGAGGAAACCGGCTTGGAAGGCTATGCTACGGGATCATGCCCACATACCTGAGGCGGAGTGCACCAGATGTCATAGGAAGCACGGACAGGAGTACGAGAAAGACAACGGGACGATCACAATTATCCGGCTCACCATCAATCATACGGATCGCCGGTGCTACATCAGCGAGGAAGCGCATAATACATGGGATCCTGACAGGATGCGTGTCGAGTGCACAACCTGCAACTGGATGTATGAAAAGGGCATGGTCCCATGTCCAAAGTGCCTGAAGAAGGGCCGCGTGCATTACATCCGGTGGGATGAAAGCGAATGCTGGTCCTGTTGGGTAGAGAAGCACCCGGAAGAGTTCAGGAAAATCAAGGAGCGAAAAGAAAAGGCAGAATCGACCCGGCAAACCCTTAATAAAGAACGGGCGGAGAAACGTCGGAAAGAAAAAGTATCCCACCCATGCAAATTCCACATGATAGGCGGATGGTGCAGTCTCTCGGCAATCCATTCACAGTGCACGTACAGCAAGACGAAGGCGCTGAAGCCGGCCCCGGTTGGATGCGGCGACGCTATCCCCAAAAAGAGGATGATGAAAGCATGAAAAGACCATACCAACCAGAATTAAGGGACATTCCATTAACTTTTAAGGATTGCGAAGATAAAAGGGTTGAGATTTTTATAGCATATCCTTATATTGCGTGTGGATGGGCGCCTAGAGCGGAATGCGAAAGGATGGTAAGATCTGGGCAGTGCCCGAGGAATTTCAGATGATCCCCATTGCTTATACCCTCATCCCTCTCGCTATAGTGGTGATCTGGTGGCGTGCCGGGTTGTTCCGGGAGGGATCCGGATCATGAGCCATAAAAGAAGCAGCAAAATAGTAACACCAAAAGATGAATGGCAAACGCCGCAATGGCTGTTTGACCTGCTGGATCAGGAATTCCATTTCTGGTTGGACGCGGCAGCCACACATGAAAATTCAAAGTGTGAAAGTTGTCTCACTCCTAAAATGAATGCCTTAACTCAGACGTGGCAATCATGGACAAGTCCCGAATTTGAGAAAGAATTTGGAAAATCGATTTATTTAAATCCCCCCTACAGTGCCGCTCTCATCAACGCCTTCATGAAAAAAGCCTATGAGGAATCGCAGAAAGGCGCTGTCGTGGTCTGTCTTGTTCCGGTATCCGGTGATAAGTGGTGGATCGATTATGCGCTGAAGGCGCAGGAGATCCGATACATTAGGGGCCGCGTTAAGTTCGTCGGATATGACGAGGATGGAAACCAAGTCAATGGATCTCCCATGTTCTCGTCATGCGTGGTAATCTTCGATCCGGTGTGGAGCAAAGATTCGGCGCGATTTACGGACCCCTCTCAATTTAAACCCAGGATCGGAAAGACAATTGAGCAGCCGAAGAAAGGAAGCATGGATGAGAAGAAACAACGGAAGAGGTGAAAGGGAACGATGAAAACAAGTACAATGCACAAGCAAAAGGAAGACAATTTCCCGATATTTGAAGTAAGGACGGAGTACAAGGATGGTACCATTATTACCGGATGGAAGCGCCCCCACCTCCCAATGTATGTAAAGATTGCATTGATCGGGATGTATGATGAGAATTGCGAACTAAAACGAGAAATACGCAGACTGCACGAGGCCAAACGATGAAATGCAAATGTGAAAATACCGATGTGGTCGCATGCGTTAAAATCAAAATCAAAGGAGAACTCATGAACCGCAGGGGATTTGATGGATCCAGTGACAAACTGATTGATACCGAGCCTGGAGATATTGTTCAGATCATCAGGAAGGTGCACGAGTGAGCCGCCCACGATATGAACCAAAAGACGGCGCGAAGTCTCTTACAACAATGCTCTGTGAATCCTGCAAGAAAAACGGTGAGTGCACATACGATCAAGGGGATTTTTGTAAGATATTTGATTATCTGGACACCGAGGCGCTATCATGACCGGCGAATCCCGCCAATGTGCGTGCGGTCGTACCTACACGCTCCCGCTGCCGTACGATACCGCCAACCCGGAGATCCGGGATCTCTGCCCGGATTGCCTGTCAAAGGAACAATGGAAGAGGGTGAATAACGGCGGGGTGCACTGATGGGCTGCTCGAAACCCGATAATATTCCGTGCCCTCAGGCAGGCAGCCCATCGCCTCTCTGTATTGCCTGCGGGTATTATTACATTCACATTGACGATGGATGTACTGCCTCTATATCATGGAATATACCAAAAGTGGCAAAGTTCATCGACCAGTTCACCACCGACGAACTGCTGGCAGAAATTAAAAGGAGGATGGGAACATGAAACAAATCACCCAAACTATATCGTCATGTGGAGAATGCCCATCATGTCTTCACGGGGCATGGTACGCTGAAGGAAAAGGCACCGATACGGAAAATCTTTGCCTACAATTCAATAAGGAAAAGTTCCCCGGTCGAGTGTTCACCTATGGCAGAATAATTCCAAAAGATTGCAAAGAGATCATCCCCGAATGGTGCCCTCTCGAAGAGGCTAGGTAAAAGAGAAACATATATAACCATCACCTATCAATTATCGTATGTCAGGGTGCTCCCGTCACCATCACCGGGAAGGAAGTGTACACTAAAATGGATGCAACAATCAACGAGGTATTCTACCAGGACCAGCAAACCCGGGTAGAACTCGGGGAGACAAAAACAGATGCACCGGTCCTTGACTGGCAGCGGTTCCCCCGGTTCCCGAGCATGAGCGCTGAGGTAGAGGAAAGCCAAGATCCGAGCGATGGCGGTACCTACCAGCTCCGGCTGGAGATGCTGATCGACAACTCCGTCATGAAAGGCACCACGAACTGGATCCCGAACAACGACGACCTCCGGGTCCGCACTCACACGATGGAGATCGACAAGCACCCCATCAAGCTGATGCAGCGCCAGAAAGGACACTCTGTCAGGTTCAGACTCAGCCGGCGCCGGATGGTTTGGGGCGTGCCGCTCCCGATTGTCTCAAAGTGGGAAGAGATCGGAGAGTCCGAACCCCGGTACTACGTGATCGGAGCGAACCCCAACCAGGAGTGAGATGTAATGACCGCCGATCCTTGGAAACATCGCAGTGTCGGAATGAGGTGTCGAACTTGCCTATTCTTTGTAAGAAAGGATGCAGAACTTCGCGTGGGAACTCCCTGCTCTCCAGACTCTCCGGTGCCCCCTCAGAAAGTTGTTGGGCGCTGTCGCCGTCATGCTCCCACGATGAACGGATATCCTGTCGTTTTTGATGATGACTGGTGCGGCGATCATAAACTCGATGAAAACAAGGTGTAAAATGCCAGAAGAAAAAAAGCCCGGTCAATGGGTCGGTGACTACTGGGTCGAGGCATCCGGTTACAAGGTCCACCGGAAATGGGTGGAGAAATATCCCGCCCTGTATGGTCCCAATGCACAGGATCCCGATGAGGGGAATGGAGAGGTTGAATGCGATGATGTGATCGCCAAGCTCCTTGCCAAGTTCACCGGGTATGGTGGCACCTTCAGCACATGGACCGAGCGCCATGCCTTTATTATCTTCGCAGGTATAGGTTACAACGACGTGACCAACAAGGAAGATGTCCCCCCCGTACCGGAGTGGGCACTGAAAGAGATGGCGTATTGCTATACCGGCCTCTCAATGGGTCGTGCCGCGAAGAAGATCGAGGATGCAGCACCGAGCCTCAAAACATACGCTGCGATCTTCACCGGGGGGGCAGTCGCCGGGAACCTCCCCCAAATCCTGAAACTCCTTGGTATCAACGTATGAACAACCGGGGCCCGCGTCCTTCACTGGAACCCAGACGGTGCGACCGAATCGCCCGGGCCCCAATCGGCCATCGTGCCACCCCCGTCAAGGAAAAATTGCACAGAACCTAAGAACACTCATCAGGCAGGCAGCACACGCACCTTGGATTCCATGTATCACCCTTTGTTCTTGTCCCCTCTCATCTCACCGAGCGGAACAACGAAATACAATATCACCTCCTATCCTTTGACGGGGAATTAATTTGCAACCGTAGCTCAGTCAGGTAGAGCGCCTCGTCCCTGCTATGCGGGAAGGACGTCGCGAGTTCAAATCTCGCCGGTTGCCTTCAGGTGAAAAACAATGAATGGTGCAGATCAGGCAAACAAAAACAACAAGCATAATGAGATCGTGGGGCTCCTTGAAGCGATCCTCACGGAACTGAAAAGCCAGAAGAACCCAGCGCAGCAATTGCAGTTTCCTGCTCCCTATCCAACGATATCAACGCCGTCTCCGTGCACAAACTGTCAGCAGATGGCTGACCTGCAAAAACAGTATCCAAACGGATATACGGGCGATTCTCCCTGCCAGTGGTGCCCCCACGGGCACCGGGTAACATGCGGGCCATGACACTAATACCGGGAGTCACGCTCTCAGATGCCAAAGGCGCGAAGCGGATCCGGAAGCTGGAAGACTCTGTACTGAACTTGCAGATGCAGGTACTGGAAAAACTGGATTGCATCGCAGTAATGGAGCACGAGATCGCGGAGTTGCGGAAATGATCATCACCCCATGCAGCCACAAAACCAATACAGCGGATTGCTCCTACTGCTTACGTGCCAGGGAATGCCAGGAGATCCGGGCCGGTATCTGTATCGGGTGCATCCGGGAAGGCAAGTGCCCGCCACGGTTCCGGCAGAAGCGGATCGATGAAGGGGAATGCAAGGGACGGGAGATCGCGGAATGACAAAAAAGAAACCCGTCGAAGAACAGAAGAAAAAGGGCAGAAAATCCCTATATGATCCCGATATTCACCCAAAAAAGGCCGCTGAACTTGCTTTAATGGGTTTGGATGATGCTGCGCTATCAAGCGCTCTCGGGATAAGCGAGGCAACTCTAAATAACTGGAAAAAACAATATCCTGAATTTTTAGAGCCCTTAAAACGAAGCAAAGCACAGGCGGACGCTCCTGTTGTCGCATCGCTCTATCAGCGTGCCTGCGGGTACGAATATACGGAAATCTCGGAGAAACACGATCCGGAGAAGGGATTAATCCGAACTGTTGTAACAAAGCAGGTTGCCCCTGATGTTACCGCTCAGATCTTCTGGCTCAAGAATCGGCAGCCGAAAGACTGGAGAGATAAGCGGGAAGTTGATCTTGGTAATATAGATGGTGCACCTCTTACTGTAAAGATCCTTAAAGGCGTGAGTATGGACGATCTATGAGCGAATCTGTACCGCAAGCCCCGTACATCATTGTAGAATCCCCTAAAGGCAGTAATCAGGGATTCCAGCCATACGGGGGCGGCCTTCAGCTCTGGAAGAACAAGGATCCCGAGGTCATCATCAGCGGTCCAGCAGAGACCGGCAAAACCCGCACAGCATTAGAGAAACTAGACGCTCTCATGTGGAAGTATCCCGGGGCACAGGCGATCATCGTCCGGAAGACATACAAGAGCCTGAAAACCTCCGTGCTGCTCACGTTTGAAAGAAAGGTTCTCGGAGCATGGGACGCGAAAGAGGGAAAATTCGACCAGCGGAAAAGCCCGGTAATTAAATTAGGGGGTGAGCACGTTGAAGGCTACCAATACCCAAACGGCAGCCATATTTATCTTGGGGGCATGGATGTTCCCGATAAAGTCCTCTCCTCCGAATGGGATGTCGTTTACATCAATCAGGCTGAAGAACTCACCTTAAACGATTGGGAGATTATTACCACAAGAACCACGGGCCGGGCCGGGAACATGCCATACGCTCAGGTGCTTGCAGACTGTAACCCGGGCGCTCCGACTCACTGGATCCGGGCTCGGGCGGATAAAGGGCGGTTAAAGTTTATAGAATCTAGGCATGAGGATAACCCCACTCTTTATGATCCAGTTACACACGAGATCACTGAGCAGGGTAAACGATCCCTATCAGTGCTCGATAACCTCACGGGTGTCCGGCATCTCCGGTTACGGCTCGGAAAGTGGGCGGCAGCAGAAGGCGTGATATACGAGGATTTCGACCGCGAGATCCATGTTATCAATTCGTTCCCGATCCCATCAGATTGGATCCGGTTCAGGGCGATAGATTTTGGGTATACCAACCCGTTTGTCTGCCAATGGTGGGCGATGGACCCGGATGGCAGGCTCTATCTTTACCGTGAGATTTACATGACGCATCGGCTTGTGGAGGACCATGCTCGGAAGATCAACCAACTATCGCAAGGGGAGCGCATAAACGCAAGCATAGCAGACCACGATGCAGAGGACCGGGCCACCCTTGAGAGGTACGGTATCCCAACCGAAGCCGCGATGAAGGCGGTCTCTCTTGGTATTCAAGCGGTCCAGGGGCGCATGAGAAAATCAGGCGATGGGAAACCCCGTATATTTATCATGGCAGGCGCACTTGTCGAAGCCGATCCCATCTTACTGAATGACAAAAAACCCGTCTGTACCGAGCAGGAGATTGAATCTTATATCTGGATCCCAACAAAGGATGGCAAGCCAAACAAAGAAGCCCCACTCAAGGAGAACGATCATGGAATGGACCCGATGAGATATATCGTTGCATATGTTGATGGTATCCATCCCGTAGAAGAACCGATTCAAGAGCAACAGGTGTATGTGATCAACGATGACACTGAAATCTAACAAAAAAACGCCGATCAATTTGACCATTAAAGCCCAAATTATGGAGATTTGACATGAGCAAAAACAACCAGCAGAACGGAAAACAGGTACAGCCCGCAGCACAACCCGCCCCGGCATCAGTGCCAGAATCCGCGCCGCAAGAACCCTCGGCGTCGACAACCATCAAACTCAAGGGACCGACCAAGACCAGACTTGACACCTTGAAAGAAGTGATGAAGGTTGGAGATTACGACGCGGTAGTGAACCGGCTTATCGACAACCTCCCGGCCAAGCTGAGCACAGAACAGGAGATCCATCTCGTGATGTCGAAATCAAAGTATACCTGGCTGATGGCAAAGCAGGATACGTGTGATTGCAGAACGTGCCTGAATGATTCGAGGGTGTGACCGTGGCCGACTTTCGAGAGACTATCATAGGCTGCTCTGCGTCAACGTGCCGGTTCAACATTGCAGCCAACCCGGAACGCACCTGTGCTCTTAAACTGATCGCAGTGGATGAGACCGGCAGATGCAGGATGGCGGAGGCCGTGCCGATTCCCCCACAACACCTGAAACCGCAGGCGCAGACCAACCCGGGACATTTTGAAGGTGGGGTGTGGGTGCAATGATCAACGACCTCCTCATAGGTATTGCAATAGGATGCATCGCCGCAAATCTATATCGGGATCGCCATACCATTATCAAGTGGTGGAAATGGGGGAGACACGATATATCGGTGGCTGAATATAACATCGATTCTGCTGACGAACTTATCCTCGCTCAAGAGAAAGAGTCATGGATGAAATTCAAACGAGAGAACCCGCACACGGTTGTATTGTTCAATGGGGTTGAATTGAAATGAGCGATGATATTCCATGTGGGGTATCAATGCAAGTCTCCCCAGAATACGCAAAACTTGCCGGTCTTAAAGAGCATACCGAGACGTATGTTGAAACACTACAATTTATTGATGGGGGTTGGGTAAAGATCGACACAAGGAGGATCTCATGAGCCGCAAACACCAAGTACCTGAAACTGCCGTACCGAACCAGGGGCAATTCCTCAAAATGTATGAGGATCTGGTTGCCCGGTCCAACAACCTCATGCTGGAACTGGAAGAGCGGGGCACCGATGCCGAAAAGGTATCAGAAGGATGGGCGGATCTCGATTGGGCGAACCGAGTAGACCGGGACTATCTATGGATGCGGATCAGCGGCGCGAACTCCGACCAGTTCCGGTACATGACCAAGGACACTATCGACATGTACTCCGATATCACCAACTTCATGTACGTGTTCAACCCGCTGATCAACCGGGCGGCCAACGTCAAAACGCAGTTCACGTTTGCGATGGGGTACTCAGTCACTCCTACAGACAAGGATAATACGGCCATCGGAAACCAGATCAAGGCCATACAAACCGACCCGATCAACAGGACCGCGTTCTTCACCCACAAGGCAATGATCGAGATGGACATGGAACTGCTGAAGTCAGGCAACGTGTTCATCGCGATATGGAAGGATAAAGATCCGGTCGGACTGCGTGCATGGAGTAACAGCGAGATCGCCGACATCATGACCGGTCCGGAAGATGCAGCCCGGCCGCTATTCTACATACGGCAGTGGCGGGATGATGCGGGCAAAGAGCGCCGGGTGGCATACCCGTCAATGTTCGCCACTCCTGATGATATCCCTCCGGCCAAAACCAAACTAAAATACAAAGGCGCCGATATTGAAGTTGATCGTTCCGTCGTGGTATACCACGTCAGTGCACGCAAGCCATTAAAGGCAAAGTTCGCGCTCAATGAGTTTGTTGCAGCGTGCCGATGGGCGAAACCACACGAGAAGTTTATTGAAGATTTCCACGCGATAGCATCCGCGTACCGTAAGTACTCGCACATGATGACCACCAAAGGTACCGCCAGCCAGTCGTCAAAGATTGCAACGCAGTTT